CCTGGGGCAGTTTTTTATATTTGGTACGCTGACCTCGAAGCATATAACTTCAGAGGAGCCGCAAGAGACGCTGGATGGACTGTAAGGCAGTGCTTGGTTTGGAAAAAGTCATCTTTGGTTATGGGAAGGCAAGATTATCATTGGCGACATGAACCATGCCTTTATGGTTGGAAAGATGGTGCTGGTCATCTATGGGCGGCAGACAGAAAACAAAGCACAATCCTTGAGTTTGATAAGCCCAGTCGCAATGGCGAGCATCCAACCATGAAGCCAGTGGCTTTATTTGAGTACCAGATGCTCAACAACACAAAAGGCGGCGATATAGTGTTAGACAGCTTTGGTGGTTCCGGCACGACATTAATAGCCACAGAAAAGAATGGCCGTATTGCTTATCTTATGGAACTAGACCCAAAATACTGCGATGTCATTGTTAAGCGATGGGAAGAATTCACCGGAGAGAAAGCGAGGCTCGAAAATGCAGAGGAAATATCCACCTGAAGTTCATTTGGTACACGGAACAAAGGGCGAGAACACCGGCGTACCGCTACCAGAGAAAATTAAAATCCGTGTACCGTTCGCAGAATGGGCAGACGACCCAACGCTCTTTAGCCGTGAGCGATTCGTGCGCGAGACCGCAGACTATTTATATACCGTCTACGGTATCGGCTCCGATCAGGATCGCCACACGCTGATGATGCTTGCCGATCAAGTGCAGCTCTATATTGACGCTCGAAAAGAACAGGCAAAGCATCCGCTGGTGGTAAAGACTAACGGCGGCAAGACACACGCCCCTAACCCTTACATATCCCTTGCTAACAAAGCGATGGAAAATGCAGTCAAGTTGATGAACGAAATGGGGCTCACGCCTCGCTCGAGGCTGGCTGCAAACAAACTAGAGGATGGCAGCAAGATGGGCGAATTCCTGTCCGGTCCTAAATTCGGAACATGAGATTAGAAGATGGCATTACTTACGCGGCGGCGGTAGCGAAAGGCGAGATAAATGCTTGCCGGAACGTCCGTCTTGCCTGCCAGCGGTTTCTAAACCATCTTGAAAACAAAGAGTGGGAATACGTCTTTGATCCTGGCGCGGTAAATCACTTCCTGCAGTTCACAAGTCTTTGCCGGCATGTAAAAGGCCAGTGGGCAGGCCAGCCTGTAAACCTTGAACCCTTTCAAATCCTCATCATCTGCGCGATCTACGGATTCCGTCTCAAACGGGATCGGTCTAAACGCATGGTGCAAGACGTAATCGTTTACATCCCGCGCAAGGCAGGGAAATCAACGCTTACCGCTCTGATCGCTCTTTACGAGCTCGCCTTTGGGGATGCTGGCGCTGAGGTTTACACGGTAGCGACTAACAGAGACCAAGCGTCAATCGTTTTCACTACCGCTAAGGGATTTATCGAAACCCTCCCGCGGGAGGTCTCCGGTCTCTTTATTCCCGGCAAGTTTACGATAGTGAAGAACGGCGACTCTCAATCGGTGTTCAAAGCGCTCAGCAGGGATACCAAGCGTACGGGTGACGGGCTCAACCCTTCTTGCACGATCGTTGACGAGGCTTCGCAGATCATCGACAGGAATACGATTGAGGTCTTGCATTCTGGGATGGTAGCGCGAGCAAATCCGCTGCGGCTATATATAACCACGGCTACATTTACCCGCGACACGAAGTTCCACGAAGATCTCCAGGTTATGGAGCACATTCTTCATCAAGACGTTCCCGATAACCCGCGGTGGTTTGGATTGCTTTATTCGCTTGATGCTGGCGACGATTGGCGAGACCCGACGGTCTGGCATAAAGCCAATCCGATGCACAATATTTCGGTCTCACACGATGCGATTGCTTCTCGATGCGAAGAGGCTAAGATTAAGCCAGCGGCGCTCAACGAGTTTCTCTGCAAAACACTTAACGTCTATGTCTCCGCCGAGACAGCGTGGGTAGACAGATCACATTGGGATGAAGCTGTAGGTCTTACAGACCGTGAGCCCGAGGCTGTGTTTATCGGTTTTGACTTGGCAGCAACGCGAGATCTAAACGCAGTTTGTACGCTTAAGCGGTTTTCCGAGGATGATTACGAAGCCGAATGGAAGTTCTTTCTTCCCGAGGATGGGTTTGATTTATTGCCCGCGCATTATCAGGATATTTTCCGGCAGGCTATCAATTCGGGCATTTTGCATCTTACCGAAGGCAATGTTATGGACGACCGAGAGATTTCGGAGTATATTCTGGGACAAAGCCAGAAATACGACGTGCGCGAGGTCGGTTATGACGCGTACAATGCAGCCGCACTAGTGGCTAGATTATACGAAGCTGGAATGCCGGTTAAAAAAGTTGGGCAGGGGATGGCGGTACTTTCTAACCCTTCCAAGCATGTAGAACGGCTTATTCTAGGCCACAAAATCAAACACGATGGCAACCCGTTTTTAGGCCACCAATTGGGAAACTGCGAAGTGTTTGTAGATGTGCAGGGCAACATCAAGGTCAAGAAGGCCGGAGTTGACCGACACGCGAAGGTCGACGGGATTGTTGCCCTCATAATCGCCATGCATTGTAGCTTAGACAATCCGATGCCGTCTGAATCATACGGATTCAGGGTCTTTTAGGGCTAAAAATGGGCATATTCGACAGATTCCGCAAGAAACCAACTCAAAATGAGTCGAATTCGTTGTTCGGCAACACCGTTTTGGGTAACAACGTCATGCTCCGAGGTAAGGGGCAAGGCTACGGATCTAACCAGCTTCTCTACGTAACCACCTCTGCTGTCAACGAAGCTGGACGTTCGCTTGACATTACAACGCTTGCCAGAAACTCGACGGTCATGGCTTGCGTCGGAACCAAGGCTAGAGCGCTTGCACAACTGCCGGTAAAGATCATGTCTCGGCAGGCTGATGGCACTTTAGTCGATACGCAGACGGAACCTGGGGTTCCTGAGCGCGAAAAAAACCGCGCAAAGTCGATTCTTAACTTGCTTACTCAGCCCAATAACTTCCAAAGTCAATACGAGTTTTGGTACCAGTTCACGATGTGGCATGAACTGGCCGGTGAGACTTTTGTATTACTCTGGAGAAAGAACGAAGCCGATCCGCAACAGGTTCCGCTTGAAGTCTACGTTCTTGACTCGACGCTGATCGTTCCGCGTATTTCCGAGACGAGATACCCGTTTTACACGCTCACAAGCTCAAGTTACGGGTTTAACAAAGACGAACCCCTGCAATACTTCCAGGTTATGCACGTTAAGAGCGAACCTTGGCAAGGATCTTCTTCGTTTAACCGCTTGCAAGCTGTCGAGTTGATCTCGCTTGATCAAGACATAGATTTGTACAGTAACTTCATCATGCTTAACGGCGCAAAGCCTTCGGGCTTATTCCGTACCGAGCAAGTCATACCCGATTCCAAGTTCAAAGAGATTGCGGCGCGGCTGAAAGAAGCATGGACGAACATGCTTAACAGCCAGCCCTCGGACTTGAGCAAGCCTGGGCAGTCGATGCTATTAGACCAAGGTATGATGTACGAAAGTATTAAGCCTTTGACCCTGCAAGACGTAGACGCACGAGAGCTGAAGAAACAAACGATGGCGCGGATTGCTGGCTTGTTCGGTGTTCCTCCGGCAATGATCGGCGTGGGCGAGTCCAAGTACAACAACACTCAGACGATGCTCGACGAGTTCTACAAATCGACGATGATGCCGTTCATCACGAACATCGAGCAGAAGCTAAAGACAAGTCTTCTTGGTGGCTATCCAAATCTGTATGTGCAATTTCAGACGCAGGATTTCCTGAAGGGCGCACCACTGGATCAAATGAACTATGTTGTAGCAGGTGTTAAAAATGGGATTCTCACGCCCAACGAGGCTAGAGATTATCTTGGGCTTGATAGCGTGGACGATGGTGATTCTCTGCTTGCTGCCGGTGGCGTTGATAAGCCTATTCCCGGCTCTTCGCCGCAGGATACTGGCGGTGGCGGCAATCTTAAGGTCATAGGTAAGACCGGACGAGCTGGTAATGCTTAAGGATGTTTTGAAGCGGTTAAAGGAACAGGCTGACAAAAGAAAGCCAAAGCCTAAACCCGAAGATGGGAAAATGAAGGAAAAGGAACCGATACATGGCTAAGCACATTCAATTCTTCACCGAGGCAAAGGTTGAGCTTGGCCGTATGGCTGATGAGGCAACCGGAGAACCTACCGGCGAGATCGAGGCTACCCTGACAACCTGGGGCGCGAGAGAAGGCGCAGACGGGCGCAGATTCTTTTACACGCCAGCAGCTTTTGAGATGTGGCACGAGGGCTGGATGGAAGCCGGCAGACCTTTGCCGATGTACTTCCAGCATTCAAGCGACATGATGCCCGTGGGCGAATGGTCGAAGTTTGACATTACCGACGAAGGCATGACCGGAACCGGGAAACTGTTCCTAAATACCACGGCGGGATCGGATCTGTACACCATTATGAAAGAATCGCCGCGTATGGTTGGTGGTGTTTCTGTCGGCGCATACGCTGACGAATACCAGATGGTCGATGAGAACGGCGAGCCAACAGATGATCCTGACAGCTTCTTTCAGATCATGAAGGGCGGATTGGCTGAGGTTTCGATTGTGATGAACCCCAACAATCCTAAAGCCGAGATCTCAAGACTTGAATATTGGATGGGGGACAAACCAAACCCCAGAACGATTGAAAAAGCACTGCGTGATGCTGGGCTTTCTCGAAAGGATGCAGCCGCTGCATCCGGCTTGTTGAAGTCGATCATAGAGCAGCGTGATGCTGCCGTGACAACTTCTCAACCCGCTAATCCGAGTGAGTCGGACGCAGCGGTGAAACTGCTAGAAGCGCTCCAATACCGTGAGCTGCTGAAAGCAATCGCAACCCGATAAAGGAAATTATCATGCTTGAAAAAGTCATTGAAAAACTAGATGCAATCGAAGCATCTAACGCTGCAAAACTCGCTGAAACCGCTGAGGCCGTAAAGACTCAAGTCACCGAAGCTGTTCAGGCAGTCAAAGCAGAAACCGAGCAAAAACTTGCCGCTCTTGAGGCGAAGATTGCCGCTCCATCAATCATTCGTCCCATCCACAAGACGGTTCGTGGTGAGGCAAACCGTCGCTTCCGTGATGTGCTCAAGGAATACGTTAAGGGTGGTAATCAGGTTGAGCGCGAAGTAAAGATCTTTGAATCGGTCGATCAGTTCGACGGGTATATTCGTGAAGCATCTGCGCTTACCGCTTCGGGTTACGACGTTGGTGGCCGCACCGCTTACGATCCCGTGTTCGCTGCCAAGCGTCTTGCAAACCCGATGATGGATCTTTCCC